CGGAGCCAACAGAGTTAACTTTTATATATGAGTCAGATACAGAATCTGATAGATTTACTCCAAAATATAATAATTATGAAAAATTGGCAACAATTGAAGAAAGTAAATCTAATAGATTTAATATTTTATAGTCTATTGCAGAAGCATTTCAATGCTGGATTCGTTTTACTATAAATCACGATGAAACTGGTAAAATTCTTTTTAACGAAGATGGTACAGCGCAAAAATATGTTACTATTGTAGAATCTGTTGGGGAAGATTTAGGTTGGAGTTTTGAATATGGTATTGATTTAAAATCTATTAAACGCAAAATTGTATCTAATGATTTAGCTACAAAAATTATAGTTGAACCGAATACAAATGAGTTTGCAGAAAATGGTTTTTGTGCAATAGCAAGAAGTAATTTAAATTATAGTAAAGAAAACTTTGTTTTAAATTTAGATTACTATGTTAATCAAGGGCTTTTAGATAAAGAAGCCTTAGAAAAAGACTTGTATAGCACGTCTTCTGATTCTATCCAATATTATTATTTATTACATCAATATAATGATGAATATGATAATATTACTAAAGAGCTGAAACAAAAGCAACTAGAATTGACAAAATAGCAAGCTCAATTAACTCTTACTCAAGAAAGAAATCGGGCGCTCCAACAACAAATAACGACTGCTAAATCTGATGTAATGATGCTTGCTGGCGTCACTACGTGGGAGGCGGCCACCCAATATGTACAAACACACGACACCAATAAAAAGATTCAGGCTTTATTAAATACTATTTCCCTATTAGAAACCGAGTTAGCAGAAAATACGACTTAGTTAAACGATTTGGAAGAATCTGTAAATGCATTAACCGATTTTGTAGATGAGCAAACGGAGCGGCAACTTGAGCTTGTGGATTTAACTTCTACTTTACATGAATAGTTCTTTAAGAAATATTCTGCCTTCATCCAAGAAGGGACTTGGCAAGAAGAAAATTATATAGATGATAATAAATATTATCTTGACGCTATTCAAGTTGCGTATACTTCATCACGGCCGCAGCTTCAATATACTATAGATGTTATGCGCTTGGCCGCGTTAGAAGATTTTTCTTCTAAAGTATTTAATGTTGGTGATATATGTTATATTCAAGACCGCGAGTTCTTTGGATATTGTGCAGACCGTATTACTCCATATAAATTAAAAATAACAATTAGTGAAATAACTTCTTTCTTTGATGAGCCGCAAAAAGATACCATTAAAGTATAGAATTATAAAACTCAATTTGACGATTTATTTTAGCGTATTACTGCGACTACTCAAAGCTTACAATATGCAGAAGGGAGTTATAATAGAGCAGCGAATGCTGTAACTTTAGAAGGAACTATTAGCTCTGATTTATTACAACAAACTTTTGATATTAACCAAAATTTGGTATTAAATGCTTCTAATCAACAAGTGACTTGGGACTCTACTGGTATCACAGTTACAGATGATTCTAATACAGCTTCAAAAGTAAAGCTTATGGCTGGCGGCTTATTTATTACAAATGATGGCGGTGCTACTTGGCGGAGCGCGGTGCGCGGTGATGGTATTAGCACAGATATATTAACTGCTGGTAGAATTAATACTAATGAGATTTATATATATGATGGTAGCGCGCCTTCATTTAGATGGGATGAAAATGGTATTACTGCATACAGTAATAGTAATAGTTAGATTAACTTTAATAAGTTTGTAAGATTTGATAAATATGGTATTTATGGCTATGATGGAAGTAAAGATTTTGTGCCGGTTTCTGAAAATGATATATGGGATAATGGTAGTTTCGGTTTAACTTGGAAGGGATTCTTTTTAAAAAATAATAATGGGAATACTTCTTTTGAAATTTCAACTGATAATGACTTGATTATTAAAAGTGGTAGTACGGTTAGACTTTAGATAGGCCGTTTGAATATATATGGGAATAATTATGGTATAAAGTTAAGAGACAATAATAATAATGAGATATTCTGTGTTGACGATACTGGGGCTAGAATTGGTGGTTGGACAATTTTGCCTAATGGTTTAATTGGCCCTATTAGTTAGTTATCAAATAACTAGGTAAATTTTGAAGACGTGATTTTAAATAGTGATGGGCTTTCTATTCCATCTGCGGACCATATAATAATTGGGGGAACCGGATGTTAGGTTTAGCAGACAGCAATAATACCGTTAGGAGTCCCAATCAAAGCCTCATATGATGAGTAGAACAGCACTATTACTTTCATAGCGAATGATTCTGCTAGTGCAGCACAAGTTAATATGGTTTGTCTACCAGTAACATAAAAAATAAGGTAAGTTTATTACTTACCTTATTTTTATTCTATCATTGGTATTAAGTTTTCCATTAATTCCATTTCAAGTTTCATATCCTTAAAACTTTCAAGTGGAACTTTCTCAAGAGCAACTTCGACTTTTGTATTTATTAAATCCGTATATTCTTCTTGAAAAGCTGGAACTTTTCGTTTCGGAATAAAAATTTCTGGTTCTTCAGCGCTTTTCGGTGTGCCATATTTTTCAAATAGAATTCGCCGCGCTTCAATAATTGATTCTACGATTGGTTGTATCGTTCGCTTATTTTTTGCAAGCTTAAAACAGGTTACGGCATCAAATTTTAGAGAGCTATCTAAACCTATTTTAGTTAGTGCGTTATAAAGTCCTATAATTTCACTATTTATCATTCCGCCGCCTCCCAATCAACTATTTCTACTTTTGGAGTCTACATATCACTAAAGTATTTACCAATACCTATTGCATCTGCTTCATCTTCTGTTGGAGTAAAACCAAACCATTCTTTTACAAGTCGTTGCATACTGCGTTTTCTGTCTGGCCGCGAGCGACCCTGGACACCACAATGTAGACGCCATGTATTTGTTGGAACAATTTTATATGGAATTTTTTCTTCATAACAGGTCGCGGCGAGTATACCTTGAAGGCGCGCGAGTGTTTCAAATGTTGTAACACCAGCGGTAGTTTGATACTAGATGCCTTCGAGTCCTATAAAGTCGATTTCAAACTAATCAATTAAAGCTATTAGCCATTGTTTTACCTATACACTTCTTTCAATGTCATTCTCTCCAATGGCTTCAAAAGTGCCATACTCTATTAGATTTTTATTATTAAAAACTGCATATCCACTAATGTGTGTGGCCTAATCAAGAGCTAGTATGCGATATTCGTTTTTCTTTTTTTTAAGATTACGGAAATCTTTTGTTTTTAGGCGCTCGCGCATACAAGTTGGGCAAATGCGATTCTCTCTTATTTTTTTCCAAGGGGCAATAACAGTATGTCCCTTGTTACATTTATATTCTAAGTTAGAGTCGAGATTTTGATAAGATTCACTGATAAGGGTCCACTAGTCAGCAGCTAAACTACTTTTAATCTCGTCAATACTTATTTTGGGCATTATTTTACTCCTGTGCTTCCAAATCCAGCACCATGGTCATTATCATAATCACCGATTGAAGCAACCTGGCGCCATCTTACTCGTGGAATTTCCACAAGGCGCATTTGCGCGAAGCGTTCGCCTTTACTAATTATAATATTAGAACCAAAAAGTGTACCATCTAATAGCTCTCCATCTTTTAGTTCAAGTCCGACTTCCTTAATTTTTGGCTCAATATTTTCAACTATTACTCCAATTTCTTCGTGATAGTCTTCATCAATAAGACCTGGGGTATTAGGAATACGGAGTTTAATCCGGCTACTTAAACCAGAACGTGGCTGAATAAGAAGTCCATATCCATGTGGAATAACAACTTTAATGCCAATTGGGATAATTTTACATTCGCCGGGGTCAAGTTCTATATCAATTGGAGAATATATATCCATGGCGCCAGCGCCATCGGTAGCGTAGCTTGGGAGCTTTGCGCCGTCACGGCATAGTTCAACAGGTATTTCAATATAGCGCCCTGGATTAAGTGTAGAATCAGATAGTGCGTTTGTTGCTGTTGTAAATATATATTGAAGGAAATCTTTCTTTGACTCGCTTAGATTTGGGTCATCTGTTTGAAGAATAACCTTTGCAATTTCATCTGCATTGTTGATTAAATCCGCCGCTGAGATGCCGCTTTCATTAAGAGCCTGAACCAGTTGGAATTTTACTTGTGGGTTATCATATGCTTCTTTTAGTATATCTTGGAATAAGGGACGAAGGATTTCAAAATCTTCGTCTTCCATACTTAAAACAGCCGCGAGTATTTCCATGCCGTCTGCTTCTGGATTATTAAGAGTAGACTCTAGTTTTTGGAAAGACTCGGTTGAAAGTCTACTTAAATTCTCTTCATTCATCTTCCCATACCTCCCCGAAAATTTTTGTGGCAGTTACAATCCAAGCTTCGGCTACAATCTCACCTTTAGCTTTTTTGGTTTTGTATTTATAACCATTCGCGCCTAGTGTATAACCATCTTTGGTTTGGTTTGCGCGAAGGTCATTAAGTGCTTGAATAGCCTCTTCTTCTGAATAAGCTTTAAATTCTTCTGTGATTTTTAATTTACGCATTTTGTCTCTCCTATATCATTATGAGCTTCACAAGTAATTTGGGTATCATACGTAAATGGACTAGTATTTGGAGAAGGATTAGTGGTTACTGGGATTGGGGTATTTGAGTTACCGCTATATGTTATATATGGGGTCCAATAATTCTTCTTCCCCTCTGCGTAACCACAATCATAGCCCTATTGATATGCTTTATTAATATAATCTTCAAATTCCTTTCGAGTGAGCTCAACTTTTCCATCTCGTCTATCTAAATATATTACGATAGGTTTCATGCCTTTTTCTCCTTTAAAATAAGATTAAGAATAACACCTGCTACAAGTGCAAGAGCCGTACCTGTAATACTAAAGGTATCTCCACCTAATACAACACCACTAATTCCAAGTGAAAGGACAACAGAACAAATAATTAAATTCTTCTGATTATTAAGGTCAACATCTTTTAAAAGCTTGATACCACTTGAGCTAATAAATCCATAAAGTACACAAGCAGTACCGCCGCCGATAACACAGCTTGGAATGGATGCGATAAAAGCTTGAACTGGCTCAAAGAAACCAAGAAGCATCATCATCAAAGCTGCTACAAGTGTGACACGAGTGCAGGCACATTTACTAAAACCAACAGTTGCGACGCTTTCGCCATAAGAGCAAGCACCAAGGCCACCAAAACAACTGGTAGCTAAATTTGCGGTGCCTTCTCCAATAAAGATGCGGCCAAGGCCTGGATTTTTATAAAGGTCTTTTCCAATAATTCCACCAAGTGCGGCATGGTCACTTAAACATTCGCAAATAGCACTAATTGTGAAGGCAACATACATAATAATAATTGGGACAAGAGTTGCGAAATCAACTTTTTGCCAATTCATAAATGCAAAACTTGGGACTTTGAACAGGCTTATGTTGTTAAACTTTGAAAAGTCTACAAGTCCGAAGGGAATTGACACTACATAACCAACTAAAGTGCCAATTAAAAATGGGAACATAGACAACGCGCCCTTGAAGTAGTGACTTGAAAAGGCAATCGCTAACACAGTAATAAGTGCAATTATAAGCCCGAGATTACCAGTGTCTCCAAGATACCCTGGAATAAAAGCCATAAGATTAATACCGATTACAACAGTTACAGAGCCAATTAATACTTTTGGCATTATTTTATATAGATTATCAACTGACACTTTGCTAAATATTAACCCAAAGATTGTATAAATAATGCAACTTACTGCGCCACCTACTGCTACAGCTGTGTAGCCACCGGCCGCTAATGCTGCTAATACTGGTGCGACAAAAGCGCCGCTATTAGAAATAAACATCGGGGACTAGAACTTTGTGCATAACAAATAAATAATTGTTGCAAGGCCGGCGCCGAAGAAAGCACCAGATAGCTCTACTCCACATACCTATGCGATAAGCGCAGTTGCCGTAAAACAACTAAGCATTATCTAAAGACTAAATAAAAGAGTTTTCCCAATTGGGGGTTTATCCTATACATTATATATCATTTTTCTTTCTCCTTATATTCCAGTAGTAAATTTCTTTGATGGCGTCATCAATATTTGAGACAAGCGCGCCATATTCCTTAATAAGACCGGTAACATAAAGATTCTGATAACTATACTGTTGTTCACCAAGGCTTGCGGCACCACCAGCATCTTTTGCTTCGCTATGGGTTAGTGCGCATTGGCGGTTGTCTGTACAGATTCCAACAATAAATTTCGGGTCGCCGCGAGCGATTTTTTCATGAAATTTGCCAATTTCAGCGCAAGTCCCCGCGGGAAGCACATCGCCATCTATACAAGCAATAAGTACGTCTGTTTTATCTAGTCTTTCATTGTCTGCTTTTGCAATTTCTTTACTACCAGCAAATTTCTTTTTACCCTCAACACCATTTATATCAGTGTTTTCGACCGGGCTATATAAGTCCATTTCGGGGAACGCTTTTCTTAATCTGGTCGCCCATTCTGTATTTCGTAGAAGGTCGCCATAGCAAAAAATCCCGCCTGCTAAATATGCTTTCATATTAAATCTCCTTATAATAAATCTCTTCCATTTCTATATATATTATATCATAAATGGAAGAGAAAGTCAAATTTAAGATTCTAGATATTCAATTTTTTTACCAAGTTCAATAGCCCATTCTATTTCACTTTTAGTAGAATCTCCGATATATCCATCTACATTTATTACATAAATTAAATCTGCATCTGCAATTTTTGCTTTATGTACTTCATCAAGATATTTCTTCTGTATAGAATTTATTTCATCACCACTATGCATAAACACCATGGGCATAGTAACAATGCACCCTTTCATAGTTAAATCTTTTGCTACTTCAAAAAATTTATCTTTAAAACGAGTACTGCCGCACAGACAAACTTTCGGTGATTTTAATACTTTATAATAGCGGCCACAATGACAATAGCCACTTTTATTACTATCTCGAAACTCCTTACAAGGGCATAAAGTATCCTCATTCTTATCTATTTTACATGGGCAATAGCCGCCATTATTTTTTACAGCTTCTTCTATTTTTTTACGATGAAGAAAATCAGGACTTGGTATAATTTCATATTCAGTTGCCATAACCGTATTCCTCAGCTTTATTTTTTCTACGATTTGCTATTGAATCGTCATTAAACATCTCTCCATTTTCAATTTGAAGTTTCTTGGCGTATTGATTATTAGAAGCAAGTTCTACACCAAGAATCGTATCAAATATATGTGGGGAATCTGGTATAAATCGTCCAAACTTTACAACAATATTACCAAATCGTGAAAGAAAATCAATTTTATCTTTAATTTCTTCTTCTGTGTAACCTGTATAAATTATAACTGGGTCATTTGAAAAACCACGGAAAACACATATAAAACTCCAAAGGTCATCCCAGCTGTCAAACGGCTCTAATCCACCACAAACAATAGCGTGAGTTAATGGATTATTCAAATATTTACGAATTAAATCTATTGCTCTAACTTCGATTTCTGGTTCATGTGCGAGCGCCGAATTTTGGCATATGGGGCGCCCGCACTCTTTATCGCATTTAAAACTACAATTGGGAAAAATTAAAAACATAGATGGAGTTCTATAATTACATATATCATACTCATTTAAGCCTTTAAGCTTCATGCGTCTGCTCCTTTTTCATTTAATGGCATCCACTCGCGCAGCTTGAATTCAGCTTTGCGTTCTTTTGAATAGGTCTTGGTTGGTGTATAAAATCCTACGATTCTTGTATATTCTGTCTCAACCGGTTCCCCACAAACTGGGCATACCTTACCGTAAAAACTGTGATAATTTTTACATTGAGCGACCTTACCATTAAAAGCAAAATATGTTACGCCTTGCTGGGCAACCCAATTAAGCATTTCCCAAGCAGATTCAAAATTTGAGAATGGAGCATCGACATTTATATGTTCGATTGAACCACCGTTACAATATGAGTCGAAAGCAGCACAAATTTTAGTGCGCTCAAGAATTGTAGCTTTAATGCCGAGAGGAATCCACTGGTTCCCATAAAGTGGCAAATCTTCTACAACGAGTTCGGGATATAAGAACTTATCTGCTGCTTGCATCTTCGCTGCTGCTTGCTCAGCTGGTACTTGCTCAATATTGAATTTATAGTCTTTATCAAGTGAGAAGTTATCAATACAATTGCGAATCACATTAAAGATACGGCGACCTAGAGTATAGGCTTCCGGCAGGTAGAAAGTATTTCCAAATTCATCAACTTTGGTATAGCCGAATGTTTTAAGAGCTTCATAAATGCCGTTAATACCAACTGTTGAATATAGATGTTCAAAATCAACAAGCCCGCTGGAAAAACTTGGAAGTAAGCCTTTATCTACATTTCTTTTAATAATTTCACGTTGAACATCAAGAATTTTAAGATTAAGCTCCGTTAAATTACGAAGGCGTACTAAGAAATCTTGCTCAGAAGAAGATTGATAAGCCAACCGCGCAATATTTAATGTAGAAACTTTAACAGAACCAACTTTAAGAGCGGACCCACCAATAGAATTAAAGTAGAGGTCAGTTACATCACTCTTTAGGCGGCAGCAGTTAGAAAGACTATTAACTGTGCTATCCGTAAAGAAGTTAAACAGGTTCCATTTGCGCGAAGCTTCGCAAGCCCAGCGCGCAAATTCCTCATCAATAAAATGACGGTCTTGATAAAGTAAAGAAGCAGTTAATACTGGAAAAGTAAAGATATTTTCTTCTCTAATTTCATTAACTATATCAATGAAGTCTTTTTGGAATTGGATAATCTCTTCTTCTTCATCAATCATAAGCTCACCATCGGGGAATACACTTCCGCCAAAAATAGCTTCAAAATATGGGTGGTCAAATACACTTACATTTGTAAAGGCAGCTTGGTCAGTGCGGACCCAGGGTTGATTAAGACGATAGATGAGAGCCTGGAGTTGTTGATGCTTATAAGTCTCAGGGTCTTTTGTATAATAGCCTGCGCGCACATCACGACTCCAGAAATAATAGAGGTAAGGGATTAGGTTTGGCAAACCAACAGCGCCACTTTGACGGCGGCTAAGCCATGCGATTCCTTCCATAAGGATTTGGATAAAACTATCTAAATGTTTCGCAGGCCGCGCATTGTAATTCTCAATAAAGAATAAGCCTTTTTCTACAATATCTTTTATATCGTAAGCAAAACAATAATGATAAAAGGTTGTAGTATTAAAGTCATGCATATAGAGACTATAATTCCACATGGCTTCCATGGCATCATTGGCAATTTTAAAACCGTATTTCTTATTTAACTCATAATAGAGTTTATTAAAAGCAAGAAGCTTTTGATGCGGCTTAGACATTTCAGAAAGAAGTGTTACTATATCTTTCTATGCAATATTAGCGTTTGCATCAACAGAAGCATTTGCAACATTATCACTATCTATAAACCCATCAATAAAGTCTGTTAAGCTTAATTTTTCATCATCAAGCCCTTGCAACTTTAAAAATTCTTCACCATACTTCTCAGACATTTTATTAAATTGAGTCTGGAAGTTTTTCTTTGTTTTAATATTTATATTCATAAAGAGTTCACCCACTTGACGGCCTGAGAGAAATTATATATTTCACCATCTACTTGAAGCATCGGTACTGACCTAAAACCAAGCTCTGTCATTACCTCTTGGTCATCAATTTCTTCATAACTTACATTCTTTTTTGTAAGCTTAGCTTCTAAGGCTCTGCATTGTGGGCAATGTGTAGTATATAATTTAATTTCCATTAACGTACTCCTCGAAGGCATCGCAATATTCACAGACACCATCTTTAAAACTATGTTGGCATTGATCGCGGAGCTTCTCATTCTCAGCGAGTAAATCTTGTATTACTGAGTTTAAGATAAAGTTATCTAACATTTCTCTAATCCTCGAGTTATTTTCATCAATTTTATTACGAATCTCTTGACCATTCATTGACTAACTTTCCTCCTTTTGCTATTACATTTGGCATACTATAAAACATATCAAATACTTCATAGTTAGCTTTTCGCATATATTGAAAAGATTCACGCATTTGCTATTGGGTTACAAAATGTTTCATCCATGGAAAAGTTTCAATATATGGTCTGCGTTTCCATGCGCAGTAACCATAAAGTGTTTGCGTATGCGGCATTACATATTCCAAATTAGTTTTGCCATAATAACAACTAATAAGTTTCATAAGATTTAAAAGTTCCGGAGTTTTAAAAAACTCGGTATCAATATTAAGTAAAATTTTAAGCTTATGACTTCGTAAAAATAACATTTGTTTATAAAAATTTGGTAGCCCGCGTTTTACAAAATCATTTTCATCGGAATATCCATAGGTGAAGTTATATATCATTTTACGGAAACCCATAATAGGTTTTGAACATAACTCAATTATTTCTTCATCTTTGAATAGGTTGTTATATTGGAGATAGAA